AGGCGTCCAACAAAGCAGACGAGTTACGTTCAACATTAACATCCTGCTGAAGGGGTTGATTGTAACGGTATGAGCCCAGGTGTTCAGCACTGGAAACAAGCGCCTGCTGGGGTACATTCATACGCGTTGCGCCCATCAACATACTGTCCATATCATATTTGACATTACTAGAGTACTGTTCGGCTCCAACAGATGCGCCCATACCAGACAGACCTGCGGGTCCCGGTCGTCCCTGTGCTGTTAATTTCATGAACTCCTGGTAGGGTTCTGTAAAGGCCCGAATATACGAACTGAAGGTTCCGACACCGGGTCCAGCGGGTGTCGTTTGAATGCTGTAAGTCGACTCACGTGCCTGTTCCTTCTCGGGCTGCTGGGAATAAACTCGGGGCGCAGTTTGGACACCGACTGCCGTATTCGCGCGATCCATACCGAGCACCTGAAAGCGGTCAGGCCTATTCTTCTTTACATCAGCCTGAATACCGGGCTGCGTAATTATGTGTGCGCCCTGGATAACCGGCTGCTCGTATGACAGCTTCTCGTTACCTACAACGCGTAATTCATCGGTCGTTCGGGGCATCGTATACTCTCGCATATCAGCCTGCTGGAATCCTCCCTTGGGAATGTTAGTGTATCCATCGTTGACACCGGGTCCGACTTGAACCTGTTCGACTGGGAATACATTATTCATGCGCTGGCCGGTCACCATACGAGACTGCAGAAAATCAGTCTCAACCTGCTTCCCGAAAGGCTGACCTACGCCCGGCTTGGTATCGTACAGCGACTTGACTTCGCGCTTTTGGAAATATTCCTTACCTGCGCCATTGTGATTGTCCAAAATTGAATTAGTTGCACCCGAGTACATACTTTGAGTTACATGAGACCCAAAGTATGGAACTTCGTTATTATGACCCTTCGATTCAGGCGCGATTGGGCGTTCTTCTTCGGGAGTATAACTCTGTGCGTTAGGGATAAACCCCTCTTTCTTATTATCTTGATTCGCCAAAACGTACCCAATTGCTCCAAGTCCCACGAGCAGAGCTAGTTCAATCATCCTTGTATTCAATTGTTACTTTTTATTCTCACAACATACCCCACATAGACCATCCGGTGCGATTGAAAGATGACACCTTTATCTTCCCAGAGTTCTCTTTGAATTTGTTGTATGCTGCCTTTTGTGCGTCGCTCTCTAGCGATACTGGAATTGGATACTTATTGTTGTCGCAGTTCGGTTTTGTGCCATAGCAGTTAACACCAAACTTCGTTGCGGGGGCAAAATAGCCTCCATTGATACCTGGTCGTCCGCAGCGTGTTCGTTTGTTGGTGTGCACTTCCTGTAACAGTTTCTTCCATGTATCCTCCTGCGTAGGGAACAGAGCCATTCCGCCGGTTGTCCAACCGTACCCGCACCATTCTGCGCCCCGGGAAAATGCTTCCTGGACCTGTTCGTATGTCGCAAGGTCTGCGTTGTAAACTGCGCATACCGCGGGTGCCTCGTTATATGTATATTTATTTCCACTAATGAAAAATACTTCCTTCAGTCCACTTGGTGCTTTAGGGAGACTGTCTTTCTTATATAAATCACTTACTCCGGCCGGAACGACACTTAAATTCCACTCACTGATATCCAATAAAGGCTTTTCGACTATTTGTGATACATATACTGCTATAATAACGAGAGTCATCGTTACACCCACTGCCATTAAGCTATACGTTAATAGATATACGGATACAGCCAGAGCGACTGTTACGATCAGAAACATATACTTTTCCATTATTCATCTAGACGATAATAAATCACTAGTCGCATATTAGACGAAAGGGGAAATTGCTTGGGGCTGTACTCTTGTACACGATCATCATCCAGCAGGAACCACGACGAACCGGGGGGCATATTGCGTCCGTAAGTCCACCAATGCGACCCGTTGTAACATACCACGGACGATAGGGCGTACTTATTTTTGTTGAGAATCATAATGCTCGAGTACTGAACAGTCGTATCCGATAGAGGCGCATGGAACATCATACACTTTGGAAACGTACCAATCAATTGCTGTCGCATACCGCCCTTGTTTTTACACGCCTCACACTCCCATTCGTCAATGACATATGGCTCAACTGTTTTTGTGATACAATCTGATAGTGGGATGTCTCTACCGTCGATTGAGTCGAGAGAGAATTCAATAACCGTATCGTGAGTTGTGCTTTTGTGGGGGCAGGTATTACACTTCATAGTATGTGCGATTTTGAAACGGCACAGTTCATCCAAGAATGGCAGCTTATCGCATAAATATTGCAGTAGCTCATGGCTATCCCCGATTCCCCTACCGGCGGGCATAGTATCCGTTCGTACTGCTTCGAAGAAATCACGCAGTCCATCCTCGCCCTTTGACTTCCAAATTCGGGATAAGCAAACATCAATAATATTGGATGAATCAGCACTTTCCGTTCGGTAACGTTCTTGGACATCAGGGATGCGAAAGAACGATTGGAGTGCTCCGTTCACCCAGCAGCTACCGTTGTAATTATGGAGACCGAACATTCTTGAATTTATCTGTGAAAATTCGCAAAGTCGGACAGGTATGGTTCAGGAGGACCTGATACTGGGAAATTCGTTTTCGCAAATGGTTTGAAAGTGAATACATTCATATACGCCGAATTACGGGTCGCGGTGTCAGAACTGAACTCACCGTCATCTTCGTACATTGCAGCCCGCTCCTCAACGTTGTCTTCTTCACCTCCCGGACCCGATCCTTTACTACCTGCGCCTCCCGGACCCGATCCTTTACTACCTGCGCCTCCCGGACCCGATCCTTTACTGCCTGGACCGTTTGGACCGTATATTTCTGGATAGGCTCTACCATTCATGCCAACTGGTCCGTATATAGGACGCTTACAAGTACCGGTTGACATATGTTCGACCGGTCTAAAAATCCATCCAACTATCACGACAATTGAAATGAAGGCAATATAGTAAATATATTTCATTCTCAGTTATTATTACTCGTTAAAAGAATAATGTTCTCGCTTGAGTGGATATTTATTGGAGTAGTAACTGGGTTGCTGATGGTTTCTGTATTTATACCACCATCTCGTAAAGAACCCAGAGTTCCTACGCCCAATACAAAGCAAGTGTATAAAACCTCGTCGGGATGCGTAAAGTTTAAGACTCACGAGGTTCCGTGTTCTCAGGAAGCGATGTCTTTGAATTTAGTCGCTTCTCAACATAAATGATGATACAAATATCGAAACTATTGCATAACCCACACAGTATAAAGGTTCTTTCGTTCCTAGTGGGTTTTGGAGTTGCTGTTTTATTGTTCCATAAACCTTTGAACACTGAAAAAACACTCGCGTTGACAGTAGAACAAATAGAAGGACGGGTAGTTCCAAATGGGAATAAATGCTATTCTTATGTTGCGGAAGACTGTCCATGTGAAAAGTCCGTATCTAAATAAATAAATGGCGGAGGGTGCAACTAATCTGGCTGATTTACTAGGAGGCGGTCCCATCCAGAATCCATCGCTCCCGCAGTCAACTACTTTTGCTCCTATGGTCACTGGGGGAGGAGACCCTTTCATAGCGCCGATGCCATCTAATCAGCCCGCTACCAAGCTCGTGAGTCACGATGCCACATTTTCAATGATTCGTCGCGCAGTCAAAAATATGATGTTTTATATCGCATTTTTTCTAGCAGCCGTGGTTATTTCGTTACCTATTCCTCGTGCCCTATTTTTGCAGTATATTCCCAACACTTACACTAGTGGAGGAGTGGTTAGTTATTTAGGCGCGAGTATCCTTGGCGGTATCGCGGTTGCTATTGCTTATGTTCTGGGAACTCTGCTCGCAGTTCTTATTTAGTCCATAATTGTTCTCGCATTTTCATCGTTATTATCGGAAGAGTACAGAACCCTCAGCAGACCATATTCCCGAATACACTTGTGGAGAAACGTCTTGCAATTGTGACATGGTTTTGAATTTTTGATGTTTCCGTGTTTACTGAGGCGAATAACTTCCAACGTACAACCGTTCAGTTGTGAAATATCACCAAGACGTTTCACAACTGCCCGTTCCGCATGCAAGCTTTGGTCATCCCACCCAGAACCACGACTACGTGTTCCGATAGTGTTCCTAGCCTCTGCGATGACCTTCCTCCTCCTAGTAAGCCTAGCCACATGATACTCGGTATTATGAACGCACTTATATTCCATCTTGGGTACAACGAGTCACTTAGGATGTATGGATTCCGTTTTTCAGATGGTAAGCTTATATTAAACATGGAGACGTTTCGCCGACGTTCAAAGGGTTGGCAGAAAGATCCACCTGCTTACATCCACCCAAGAATCCTGTTCGGAGCAGGAATATTTATAACTCCCGAATTTGTAGAAAAACACAAAATTACACACGTTATTAACTGCGCATCAGAATCCGATGGTCCTGCTTGGTTCCGAACCAAATTCCCAAGCAAATATTCGGAACTAAATGCGATTGATAGTTTAGACGTAAATATATTAGATTGGTATCCAAAGTTTGAGGCAGTACTACACTCATTTCTGTCGGAAAATAGTTCACAAAATATTTACGTCCACTGCCAGTGTGGAATTAACCGCAGCGGGTTTCTGTGTTTGGCATATGCCTGCCGAAAGCTGAAATATGATTACAATGAAATGGTAAAGAGTATTCTATCGCAGAGACCGTGTGCCTTTACGAATCCAGCATTTCGTAATCAAGTACAACAGATGGTTTTAAGCGGTGTAATAAAGAATGATTAATAATGGATAACATATTCCGTACGAAGAAGTTTCGCGAAACAGCATCGCGTTCTAACACGTCAGATACTGTTTCCGGAACACTCGATTCTTTACATCAAAACATAATAAATAATATAAAAGACTCAGATGTCGTTGACATCCAGGAAAGAATTAGTAAACTTAAATTAAAAATTAATCAATCAAATTCAGAAAAAACAATAGACTCTATACTTAGTACAACAAAGTTACAATATGAATTGAACGAATTGGAACATATATTGAGTGATAAATCACCTGTAGAAAATTACTATTTGAAGAACGCAGATATTATGCTAAAATATTATGGGACCCAAGAGAAAACACAGTTCAATTTGACTTCGCCTCAAAATCAGAACACATTTTTAAAATATTTGACTCCTTCGAATACTGCAGATACGTCTTGTGTGTCCAAGAAAGAACTATTCGAGCAATATGCCAAGCGTATGAAGTTAAACACTGCATCATCCACAGAAATTACTACACAAGATGTCTCGGAGCATTGTGTGAAATGTAACGTATCGCGGGAAGAAATAGGTTCAGAAGGAATATTGGTATGTCCCGTTTGTGGGTCTGAAGAATATATGTTAGTTGTATCAGACTTTCCATCTTTCCGTGACCCACCGAAGGAACGAAATAACTACGCATACAAAAAAATTAATCATCTCAACGAGATTTTGAATCAGTTTCAAGCAAAGGAGTCAACTATTATACCCGACGAGGTAATGCACGAAGTTGTTTGCGAAATTAAGAAACGACGTATCCAAAATATTGCCGATATGACCGAAAAGGATATGCGAGAAATATTGAAGAAATTGAACCGTTCAAAGTATTACGAGCATGCTACACATATACTGTCGAGATTAAACGGGAACCCGCCACCAACCATAACGCCTGAAATAGAAGAGAAAATCCGTGCGATGTTTCAAGAAATACAAGCACCGTTCTTAGTGTACTGTCCAGACGAAAGAACGAACTTTTTGTCGTATTCCTACATTTTGTATAAATTTTTTGAGCTGTTGGAACTGGATGAATATAAGGTATACTTTCCTCTACTAAAGTCCCGAGACCGTCTAATCGCACATGATGAAATTTGGAAGAAGATTTGCGATTATTTGAGATGGGAGTTTATTTCCAGCGTCTAACGGTCTAACGGCGCTTGGAAAGGAGACCGGACTTCCACACTAGCGTCCAGGCGACGACAAACACCAGAGAGTGTACGGCGGCCTGCGTCGTCAGGGAAGAGCCCGGAGGGAGAGACACCAGCACACCGGGAGTTAGAGCAAAGAATAACGCGGCGAGAACGGCGAGCTTGGCGAACATTGTATAATACTTATTTAGATAATTTTACCAATTGGATACTTACCCATTAACCTGAACAAAGCGGGCGCACTTCCAATACCTCGGTCATACAGCAGTGGACCTCCCGCATAGCAAAGATACGGCATACCCGGTATATGATATGGCTTCTCAGGGGGGCATTTCTTATAACAGAGCCCATCAACTCTTTCAGTATTCTCTTTAGGTCCCCCAGGGTCTGTATTCGGACACGTCCCTCCATTATTCAGTCGACCACGTACTGCTCCACCGGTAGCACAACCAGTCCACCACAGTCCCCAGTTGACACAACGGTCATTCCATCCGAGCGGTTCGCGGCACGTTAATCCATCATTATTCCATCCCGACGGGCACGGTTCAAGCCCTACTGGTGTTCCAACCCCTCGGTTAAACGAATCAACCCTACAAGTGGTCAAAGACCCCGTATATCCACTGCGGCATTTAGTGTAACAGAGTCCGGCATCTAAATCGGGTTTATCAGGTGGACACGTGAATGGAGTACGGGATATCAATTCCTGCCCTCCTACGCTCAAACTTTGCGAATTTACATTTAGGACTTCACGTCCTCCAGCAGCCTGAGGCAAGGCTAATCTAAAATTCTCCCTGATTCGGGTGAAAGCCCAAAATGTAAATACAAGTAGGGCAATCCAGACAAGTACATCAAATACCCCCATTATATCTTAAATGGATTTAACTACACGGACTATGAATGTCCGATTTTAGACGGCATTCACCCGAAGGGCACTTGGTATATCCGGCAGGACACGGTTGTTCAGCTCGGGTGTTTGGATTATTGAATGATTCCAGGAGAGGGCGAACATATTTGTAAACTAAGTAATTGACAACTGCGAATATCAGCCCATGGATTACCGACTGTTCGAGCAGCTTACCTCCGGGCGGAATGTTCAAATGACTACCGGGAACGAAAAGCATAAACAATAACGCCTTGAGTAAAATATTAACCCACATTTACTTCTTAACTAGTTTTTTCGTCAAGTTTCAGGGGGTCATACGTCGCATGTCCGGTCGGAACGCATCCCCCGTCCTCGGTCATACGGAATCCATTAGGGCAGGTTCGTCCGTAGTTTCCGAAATTTTCACGATAAGACCAATAAAATCCCATTACCAAACTAGCAGCAACTGCGAACAGAACAGCATGGGTCACTAATACTGTTGCGCGACTTCCCTTGCTTGGTAGACGAAAGAGGACTCCGGGAACAAAAGCCACGAATAGAATTACCGACAGAACGCTACTCACTATATCCATTTATCTACTTCTTCATAAATGTTTTCTTTACCCAGTTCCGGTCGGCAGTATATTTTCTACTAGCGTCCTTGTCGGTTCTCTTGGTATATATAGCAACCGCGTTCAGCTTACGGAAGGTTTTGAGTGCGCCCGTAGAATGAACCGAACGACGCAGAGACCGATGGCGCGCATCTGAGCGCTTACGGGCAGAATATCCAAACTTGGACAGGCTACCCTGCTTTAATTTTCCGATACCTTCTCCGTTCTTATCCGCCCAGCGTCCAGGTGCACCGCGGTCTGCTATTCTAACCGACGGTACTCTCGCTTTCCTTACAGTTGTCTTATGGACACGCGTATCCGTTGGACGCGTAAACGAACGACGGTCATGTGCTCGGCGAGTATACCCTTTGCGGAGAATTGTCGCCATTTACATATCAAAAAGAAGGATTATTGTTGGGGCAAGTAGAACAACTCTTCTTTGCTACCTTAACCTGTGAATAGTTATTTGCTACATATAATACGACAGGAACTATCAGTAACAGTAGCCACATCCACGACATTTATTTTACCAAGAGTTTTCATTCAGCACGCATATAACATACACCGATATGGGTATTCCTTTTTATTTCGTATCGCTTCTGAAATCGCACAGGAACATTACGAAACCTGTCAAGCAAAGATTAGACGTTGACGTGCTGGGAGTAGATTTTAACTGTTTGATTCATCGGTACATGAAAGATGAAGACCCAGTACAATCGGTGGTTACTGCATTTGAACATATCGTTACCGAAATATGCCGACCTAAACATCTGCTCATCGCAATGGACGGTGTTGTTCCCTACGCAAAAATCGTTCAACAAAGGTACCGTCGTATGCGAGCGCCTACTGGAACATCGGTATTCGATCGCAACCAAATCTCCCCTGGAACGCCTTATATGAAAGAATTGGAACACGCACTTTCCCTGAAGTTTCCCCATGCTATCATGAGTTCTACGGCGGAAGAAGGGGAAGGAGAGCATAAATTGTTTCATATGATTCGCAGGCTGCCCGAAAGTGAGCGTCGCGACGTATGTATCTACGGTCTCGACGCGGACTTGATTCTCATTTGCCTACAGCATTCGGGTGTATCTAGAACCATGTCCCTGCTGCGAGAAAGTGGTGAGTTTAATGACCCCAAACTGGAAACCGCAGAATTTTCAACATTACTAATTCAGTCCCTAAAGAGGGAACTGCCTATTCAAATTGACCAGTATATCGCACTAAGTATCCTCTGCTTCGGGAACGATTTTATGCCGAACTTGGGGATGTTTTCTTTACGAGAAGGTGGATACGAACGGGCGCTGCAAATTTACGAAAAGGCAGGGAATCCAGACCTGCTGACTTTTGAAGGACGTGATTGCTTCCTGGATTTCGCCGAACGTTCCGAAATGGCCACACTCAAAGAAAGAATCCATTTGAGACGCCGTCCGGAAGAGAAGGCACTTTTTGGAAGAGATGGGTCTCAATTTGAACGAATGTACCGACTTCACATCCTGGATGGTGTGGAGGATATTCAACCGGTAGTCCGGGCATTTTGGATAACCTTTCACTGGACATTACATTATTTCAGAACAAATGAGGTTCTGAATTGGGATTGGGTATATCCGTATACCGAAGCACCCCTGATTCAACATATACTGAAATTTTCAGAAACCGAATGTGAATCATCCGAAAAAACATTCGGAATAACACGTCAACTACAGTTTATTCTTCCTAGCAGATCCATCAGGAATGCTAAAAAACTAATGAAGTTTCCGGATGAAATTTATACCGAAACGCGGCACCCGTGGATGAAACGTCACGAATGGGAATCTGATCCCCGAATTTCTCTGCCGTGGTCTACCTTAAGCGAAATCGTCCCTCTCTGAGACCAATTCCTCCTAGTTTTGACGGAATGGTCGATAAAGTACCACTTGAACTCATAATGTGGCGGGTTGATGGTGTTTCATCGATAGAAGTATCAACGTCGGCCGTCATATCAAATGTCCGCGTGCTCTCATCTGTCTTGTGATTCCAGTACTCATCAGTTATTCTTTTTAGCTGTCGGGCCTCACCCATGTGCATCATACCGTCTCCGGTCATTTCGCGCCCCCAGTTGTTAAAAAGATAATCCAAATACTTTTTACGATAAACTGCTCCTGAATTAAACTTTGTGTTAGCAACATACATATTCAAACACTCCTGAACACTAGAAGGACGCGGTTTATTCAATCTTCTGTTAACGGTATTATGCGCACGAACGACAAATAAGAAAAACTGAAACCGACTTGAATTCCATTGAGGATTAGAAGCAGTATAGTTTTGAAACATCACCTTAAAATGCTGATAACAGTGTGGACAAGTAATACTATCCCTAAACGAAGCCATATAGCGTTTAAGTATCTCCTTATCTGCTTGTGATGGTATTTCGGGATACAGCAAGGAAACTGAGTGGAGTGTCATCCAACCAAGAGGTCCCCAAAGACTCGTCATTAATTAGTCTATGGAAATGAATCCGGCGATGGCACCGCCTTCTACGATATCCCGTATTAATGCGGGAGGTGTTCCGCTACCTTTGAGCAATCCATGTTTTTGAGCTAGTGCCTTCACTTTTTCGTTACTCATTTTTTCTAATTTTTTGCGAATGGTACGGCGATATTTCTTCGTTCCTGCTTCGGTTACTAATCTAATTTTGCTCTGCTTGGCGGTTTTACGGAGTGGAGGTGCCTTTGCTGGGTCCTTTACCTTCAGGATGCCTCGCGGGAACGTCTTTACCGTTTTACGGGATTTCTTACCTGCTAGTTGTACTTGAGAATTATCTCCCACTTTTGTAATAGTTAGCTTTTCGGACATCCTTCCTTAAAAACGAATCAAGAAAGATTTACGAGGAGTTCGCATTATCAAATTACGATGGAGTGGAAAGCTGTTCAATCGTATTTCGGAACTCACGGTGTCAGTCGCATGGTGGAGCACCAAATTGAATCATTTGAGGACTTTGTTCGTAACAAAATTCCACTTATCGCAACCTCGACGGCTCCGATTGTGGTCTGGCACGAATTTGATGAGAAAGTTAAAAAATACAAGTATGAGCTTCGACTTTCATTTGAGAATATTACGTATATGAAACCGAGAATTCAAGAAGCGACTGGCCGAGTCAAGCCCATGTTCCCACAGGAAGCTCGTGTTCGTAACTTTACTTACGCAGCCCAGATGTTCTGTGATGTCCGGTTTGTAACTCGGACCTACAAGGGTGAGACTATGACCGAGTTTGACGAAGCGGTTCGCGTATTTTCTGGAGTATCGCTGGGTAAGATTCCAGTTATGCTAGGCTCTTCACTCTGTATTCTAGGAGACTACCCACTTACCCGCGAGGAAATGGGAGAATGCCCACACGATCCGCTAGGTTACTTCATCATCCACGGTAGTGAGAGAACGATTCTCTGCCAGGAGAAGGTAGCAGATAATCGTATCATGGTATTCTACAACAAGAAAACTGCGTCAAAGTACACTTATTCAGTTGAAATGAAATCCCTACACGAATCCTTTACAACGCCACCCAAGAAGATTGAAATCCGCATCAGTTCCAAGTTCAACGGAATGGGCTACCCGCTGATGATGTGTGTTCCGCGGTTCCGAGAGGATATTCCGATGGTTGTATTCTTTCGTGCGCTGGGAATTGAAAATGACGAGCAACTAGTAAACTTGATTTGGGGCGACGATATCGCATCAGCAGAATGTTTGGCTGCCTCTTTCAAAGAATGTTCAGACATCAATATCAATAGCCGCGAGGATGCTATTCGGTACCTATCTAATCACCTACAGTATTCTACTACGCACGAGGACAAGTGCGCGTACGTTCGCACCCTGCTGGAGACCGAGTATCTGCCACACGTAAAGTTTGGGGGAGAAACGTTACCATCGAAGAC